ACCAATCCCGCCATGGTCCGGCGCTTCCCTGAGTTTGAATACCAGTGGGCAAACGCGTCATGAATCCACGTGCCCAAGTCAAGCGCTCCAAATGATTTCTCTTTTGGTACTAACCCCATGCGCCATTTCCAATACCACATTTTAGGGCAGCGCTTGTAATTCATTATCTCGTGACTACGGATGAAGAGTGAAGGAACTGGACTGACACTTGGGGTTGTCATTATCGCTCCTAGTAAAACCCGAGGCAGGAAAAGCAAGGGGCACTGATCGCTTCCTGCCTCGGGAGCTTTATTCAATTACCAATTTATCGGCCATGCGCTCTCAGGCAATGAGAGGTCAGAAAAGAAATTCGTCGTCAGCTTCCTTTTTGGAAACCTTCTTCGTTCCCTTGCTGGAAGTCTTCCCCTTGGCGGGGATGGCTTTCTTGGCTGGCTTGACAGCCTTCTTCGCGGCTTTCTTGGCCGGAGCCTTCTTCGCTACAGCCTTCTTGCCTTTGGCCTTCTTTGGTGGGGCAGGCTCATCCTCTTCTTCGTCGTCCTCTTCCTCATCGTCGTCTTCATCATCGTCTTCGTCGTCATCCTCAGAGTCGTCCTCATCGTCCTCTTCGGAATCGTCGTCATCCTCGAATTCGTCATCGTCCTCTTCGTCGTCCTCAAGCTCTTCATCGTCGTCTTCAAACTCATCGTCCTCAGGGTCTTCATCCTTGGCACGGCTAGCCTTACCCTTGGTCTTACCCTTCCGGGGAGCTTCGTCCTCATCCTGATTCTTGGGCTTGGGACCACGCTTGTTAATTCCGTGCTTCTCCCGAAGCTCCTCAAGGAAATCACTTTCCATGAAGGCGGTACGGGCGGTCAGTGCGAGACGGATACCGGCGAGGAAGGCAGCCTTCTTGCTGGAAGCTGAATCGGGGTCGAAACCAATCTCAGTGGTGATGTATCGAGCAAACCACTTCTGATAGTCCGTTGCTTCCTTGTCCGCCATCGCGGCAAGCTTGGGGTCACGCTTCGGAGCCTTTGCCTTTGTAGGCTCAGCCTTACGCTTGGGGGTTTTCGTTGTGGCCTTTGCCATTTCGGGAACATCCTCCTAGAACGAATCAGTTTTGGTGCGAGATGTGACGACGCTACAGGGTCATCGATTTGCTGTCAACCGTCCTATTTACCTGCAACTATCGACTATGGTCTATAACATAACGAAGGTAATCTACCCCTCTCCGTTCATCGAGTAACCTATATGAATCGTACGCCAATTCTTGGTTAGCAATTGCCGTACCCACGTCCACAGTTCCTATGGAGCGCAAGTAATAGTAGTAACACTGCCGTGGGTTGCTGACCCTGTGCGTACGATCCTCCGCCTGCTGTTGTTGGCTGGGAATCCTTGTCTCAGTTAAGAATATGGTCCGTGAGGCTGAGTCCAATGTGATCGCCGTACCGCCTGCCTTGACGTTCAGCATCATCAGGTGCTCATGGTCACTGGTGTTGAAGCGCTCAATTATCTTGGCTCGCTTGTGCGCACTCGATACCTTGCCGGATATGGCAGCGCACAAAGGATTTCCTGGCTTGGTTTTGAAATGCTTCTCTATGGCTTGCATAAACATTTCGAGCAGGCTGGTATAGAAACTTACGAACACAACTTTATCGATTGGATTCTTAGGATAACCCCACTCCTCCAAAGTTTCGATGCACCAGCGGTATTTGTTTGATGGCAAGGTGGGACGGAATTTAGCTTTCCTTGAGCCATCAGGCAAATCCCTCCATTCAATATCCCCATAGGAGGAAGCAAGCTGCTTCAGGCGAGTCAGTTCCGACAGAGCGGTTACCGCCATGAGACGGCCGGATTTTAGCTCCGACACTGAACCAATAAGCATTTGCTCATAGGCTCGCGCTTGCCTACCGTCCATGTCCAACCAAATACCGGTAGGGCTTCCCTCCACATCGGGGTCAAGCGGCGTGCCTACCTCAATCTTGGGAGGCAAATCCTTTGCCACTTCAAGCTTTGTCCGCCTCAGGGCTATGGCGGATATCGAGTCCCACAGCAGAGGTTCACGTTCCTTGATGAATTCCCCGATTTCATAACCCCGGTATCCTGCCTTGCGCCAATACAGTTCTGCCCAACGGTGGAAAGCGGGGTATGCCTGAGGGTCCAACCAATTCAAGGTACCCCAAAGGTTATGAGGCTTGTCATCCATCGGCGTACCGGTCAGCGCGAGCTTCGTACCATCAGCACGGACCTTCAATAAATCCATGCCTCTCCGTCGTTGGGTGGGGACGGCTCCTCTGTGGATTAAACTCTCATGGGCTTCGTCATTGATGATGACTCCCCAATCTATTTCGAACAGTCGGGGAAACCTTGGTATGTCTAGCTTTTGGGTCTTCTGTGTCTTGGGGTGACCACAGATCATTGTCCGCCTGGTCTTTGTCGTGAGCTGACAGCTTTTACCACAACGCTCACAGGTTAGCTCCGTGCGCACCATAACCATTTCAGGGTGCACGATTACCCATGTGTGCTCATCCATGACCGTACGCCGGAGCCTGGAAAGCCGCTGTGCGTGCCCGTCAGCAAACGTAATCGGCTTGTGCCATCTAGGGAGCCACCTACGGATTTCACGCCACCACACAGGCTTGGAGGCGGTTTTAGGGGCTATCACTAGGTAGGGTCCGGGTATCTGTGCCTCAAGGATTCCGCCCATGGCTATGAGTGTCTTGCCCAATCCAGGCTCATCAAATATCCCAGTACCGGGGTTGTCGGCAACGAAGCGGCTACCTACCTTCTGATATGGCCTACGTTTCATTGCCTTGTAAAGGAATGGAGCAGCCTCGGGAAGGTGGTAGAGCTTGGCTGTCTTGGCTGAGGCGAGCTTTGCCATAGCATCCCGAGAGGAACGTACGCCAACAGCCCAACGCCGTAACTCATTACCCACCTTGAGACGCTTACCGTACTTGGCTTGCAACAGCTTGCAAGTCTCATAGTTCAGGGGGACTGTCCAGTAACCTTTGACGGTTTCATAGGCTCCGGGAATTGCCGACCGGATACCAGGAAGCGGACCATCCGTTGTGAGGACGATCCGCCTACCTTTTTTCTCGATGTTGATTTTGTTCATTTACTCTTCATCGCCTTGGCAATACGTACTCTATGACTTGAGACAATTGCGTTGTTAGAGTTGGCACCAGCACAGCTTATGTCTCTAGGCGCAAGGCATTGAGGGCACTCTACTTTCAGCACATCTGAACTCTTCACAATGCTCCCTACGGGAAATCGATTTGAACGGGGAGGTTCGCGACCATGGCGTAAAGCAAGCCGAACAGAAGTAGCACGTTCAGCATGTAGCGCGCTGCCTTCACGTTGGCGTCAATTAGTTTCCACATCGGGGATGTCCTCTCTCCTACCACAGTGTTCACAAATCCAGTCTGAAGCTAAACCACCTGCTATCCAAAGATGATCACAATCCTCCACCTACTTACCTACCTTCAGTAGTTGTCCTAGCTGGATCAACCGCATGTTTCCGCCTGCACCATCTAGGAATTTGATCAATCGCTCGGAAGGGATCTCATGTCCGGCACCATCGAAACGGTGCTCTATCGAGATTGTATCGTGCCCACACACACCCTTCTCTTCTTTGCCGGAAATCCGATTCCACCAAGTGATTTTGTTGCCGACGATATGAGCGGCTACCTCACCATCAGTTGCCCACTCAGGATCAAAAGGGAGGCTGTGAGGCGGAACATCCCCGTTGCGGGAAGGCTTGTCTACTGACCACAGTGAATAGTTTTGGTCGATCGCCACACCATCTTTCCAGACGATCGAAAGCAATTCCTCCCCGCGATGTGCGCTGATCGTAACAAGCTCGCCCTTAGCGGAACCCTGAACTTCCCAACCTTGCTCGGATAGCATGGCCTTTGCCTTCTGAGCCAATTCCAAGCTCTTCTCACGCCCATGGGAGGTCTTAACCGCCTCAGTAGCACGGAACTTAGGTTCAGCCGTTTTAGTGGCTGTGCGTTGCTCTGAAGCTTCACGCTCGCTGGCTTCAAATGCAGCACGCTTGGCAGCCAGTTCCTTTTTGGTCGGCTTACTTGGGTTGCGATAATCCCTTACAGCGGTATTCGCAGCGAGCACTCTAGCCGAAACATCTTCCTTACCGCGTAGGGCAGTGCAGGGGTTTTCCTCAGTGCAACGGACTGGTGGCCTTCCACGCTTGGCAGTGACTGTGAATACTCCGCCTTTGTGGTCCCTGCACGAAATCTTTTTCACTTGGGGTTTTCCTTCCGGGGGGGGGTTAAAAGTTAACAGGAGGAGCGCGATTCAATATCTACGCTCCCCCCTCCTTACATCACCCTTGGCGGAGGGTAATTCTTACCTCCATCCCTCCTGCTCAAGCATGTAGATGAAGCTAGCAAGCTCGCTGATGGACGCTCCGGGGTAACTGTCGTTCGGAAGTGAAGGAAGGATCTCCTGAACAGACCAAACTCCGTACGTCGCAATTGTCGGAACTGTGACGTAATCAGTCAGCCGCAATGCGGGACGCTCGTGAGGCTGAAGAATCCTCCCGCTGGTGGCACGGCCGTATTGAGGGTGAAGGATTGTCGTTGTCCGGTAGGCCATTGCGCACTTACTCCCTTGGGGTTGGGATGAAAGTAATTCCAATGAGGATAAGCCTTGGGTGGAAATTATGTCAATGGATGTGACCTAGGTCACATTTAGAGAAAATAATTACCGCCTGACCAGTAGGAACACCAGTCAAGCGGTAATTTATGTATTTAGATCTAGCGTGCTACGTGCTCACCCTTGCGGGGGTCGGCATACTCCGGAGCGTTGCCCACAGCGTAAACCAGCATGGCGCCAAGCACAGGAGCAGCGGCATACAGCCAGTCCGGACCACCAGCCCAGACATTGGCAATCTCCACTGCCGCTACGGCAGCAGCGATGAGGAATTTCCTAGCGCGGCTAAGCCACGGATTCTTTTCGTTCATCCCAATTCCCCTCAGTTGATTTTTCATCTCTGTCATATGCTTCGTTGGTGGAGGTGACCCCGTTGACTGGCAAGGCAGGGAGGCTAGCTATCAGTCGAGTGAATTCCGCCATTCTCTCATCTGAACGCTTCCCTTGGTCTTCAATTACCCTTACTAGGTTCTCTTGACTGCCGTTCGTTTGCTTCTGCACAGCCTCGGTTTGTTTTTGCACCGCTTCGATTTTGCCGATGGCGAACCCAACTCCGGCCAGTACCAGCAATCCCACGGTCACAAAGGTTTCTGTGTTCTTCCCAAGGGCTTGGAGTCCCGCGATAGTGCCTAGGAAGAAACATGCGATCACGGTTTTATGGATTGCCTTTAACTCATTCAATTGTTGTGCCTCCCCTTTTTATTTTAGGGTTCGATAGGGACACGTACTGTCTGTGCGGGAATGGTGTACGCGGGAATGGTCAGCTCAACATCGTCCGGCAATTCTCCGTCATGCTGAGCGTTGGTCAGGTGAGCGTTAACCGCCTTGATAGCAGCAATTTCACGGAGCTTGTTCTTGAGGGCAATCTCTTCCCCTGCCCAATAAACGGAACCGTTATTGGCAGCGTTACCGCAACCTGTGTCCAGCAACGCTTTTGCTGTCTTCTGTCCGTAGTCATCGTCAGTCACGAGCAACGGCGTGATGCCCATGAATTCAAGCACGGTATTGAGATTTGCCTGAAGAACAATTACCTTGCCGGAACCAATAGGATCATCCTGCTTACAAAACACGTCGTCTCCTCCTGTGGTTGTCTTGTAAGGCATGCCAGCGTTAACCCATGCCTCTAGCTCGCTACCGGGGCAACTGGTGTAGCTAGCACCAAGTACCCCGCGATGGTGTGTCATGGTGATTCTTCGTCCGAGCTTGCTACACACCATTTCATAGGTATCACGAACACAGTTCATGTCCGCATCGGTTGCGTCACCATCATTGCCGACAACGCAAACGCCATAGCTTGTGGAGTTGTTGTTGAGGGTGTGGCTTCCGATGTTCCACCCACGTCCGATGTAGTGCTTACCATCTTTTACAAGCGCGCTGTAATCGATATCGCTGTGCCCCTTGCTGTCCATGCAGAAGTCCTGAATGGATCTAATTGATTGGGAACGACTCGCGCCGGAGTAGTGGACAACAAACTTATTCACTTTGCTCAGTGTCAGTGCGACGGTAGACCGTGGCGCACGCGCGTTCCATTGTGCACGCGTGACGGTTTCCATATTCTCCTCCTAGAGGATCTGCATTTTGTTATTGTGCCTGTTTTTCGATGTCGGAACCCTGGCACCAAAAACCCTTTCGTCATTTGAGATGTTGACGACGGTAACGGCTATCGCGCCTTCTGAATCCTCCTGCACGAATCCGGCACCATCTCGCCACCATGCACGCGTGACCCTGTTCGGTAGATCGATCAGCAGATCATCGGCATCAAGCTCATGCAAGTGCTGATCGTCGATAACGTGCTTTCTCGCTGAGCCAAGCACCATCGCGCGAGTCAGGCTCTGACCCTCAAAGATGATCTGTCCAGGTGCCTTCCTGAAGATTTCCATTACGCCACCTCATAATGCACTAGTGCGGATAGGTTGTCCCCATTGACGAACGTCTGTGGCACGGTTGCGCTCACATCGGTATCTGCTGAGGTTACACCAAAGATCTGAGCACGTGTGCTATCTATAACGCAGATTGCGGAACGATTCGCCGTGCCTGAGTCGAAGATGTACATGGGACCACAGATAATCGATGACTTCCAAGCGGTATCTGAAAGTGAGAACGTATACAGCCCAGTACCAAACGTCGTTGTAGATCCTGGGATTAGTTGGATGAAGTTCCATCTGTTCTTACCTGCCACCAGCTTTCGGCCGAGTAGTTGCCCATTCCCTAATACGGGTGGGGTTCCTGCTGCTGACCACGTGGCCGGGTATGACTCCCAAGCTTCGGTGAACCGCTGAAGGTCGATCAGATCAGCGGCTGTGAGTTTTTGAAGTGATCTGAAAAGCATTTCACAGTCCTAAGATGAATGGGTCAGCCGCGTGAATTGGTCTTCCTTTGGGATGAGCACGCACCACGTTATTGATTGACCGTGTAATCACAAGCCGTTTCGGATTAATAACGTGAATGTTGTCCCATTCCACGGTTGGATTTACGTTGGTGTTACCCGGTTCTAGACGGGACTGCACAGCAAAATCTGAACCTGATGGGTGTACTCCCGAAGTCGGGTTAGGCGTTCCGCTCACTTGATACGAGGAAGGCTCAGCAGCGCCACCCAACGGCCATGCCTTGGCGCTCAAGGAATCTTCCATGGTACGCATTTGGACACGCCAGAAGTTGCCGACAACGAACGGCCCAAGGGGCAGTAGACCACTCCCAACAATTCCAGTCAGGATGGTGTGAGTGCCCCCGGCACGTACCCCGACAGTCAGCGCCACCGTACCGTCAGTTTGAAACAGGAGAACCGTGTCATAGTAGTTGTTGACATCAATGAAATGCGTTGTAAGCCAGGCGGATATGGAATTACCGGTAGGCAGCACACTGATTTTTACATCAGCGTAAAACTCCATGTCCTTATAGGCATCAGCCGTGAGACCGGACTGAAGCGCGTACACGCTGTGCCGCATGACATTAACGCTTGTGTGTAGCTGCTTTCCCGTGCCCCCGTTAACATCGTAATCCGTTGCTGCCCCGCCTAGGGACACAATGGTGTGTCCACTGTCTGAGATCCCCCACGTATCCGTTTCAGTCCTACCAAGTGAATCAAAACAGATCTCACTGATTGACTCAGCCGTGATCCGTTCCCCGAGCAATGTAAGATCTACCGGGTAATCATCCACATCAGTAGTTATGACCTCAGTTGGCTCAGTGGAGAGTACTTCCATCGTGGCAGGCTCATTTATGTTGTCCCAATGCGTCACAACCGGACCGACCACACCCGCCTCTAGGAACGTTGATATAAAAGAGTTTCCAGCCGTGAGATGTGTGGTGACCATCTTCACATCCCAAGGTACAGGTTCAATTGCAGTGTCACGCGCCCATGCCTTGGCAGCTAGAAAACTCCCATTGGCTACTACCCGTGCACGGACCCATGAGGTAGCAGTCACTCCGGTTATGGTTGGGAAGCCAACGAAGGTTTCTACACCTGCAACCACCTGACGTACCGCAATAGAGATTGTGTTAGCAGCACTGGAGAATAACCGGCAGTCGATAAAATTAGAACCATCGACATACCGCATGGTTACCTTGCCTTCTACGGTGCCCCCAACGGGAAGTGCAAGGCATCGGAAATCAACTATATAGTCAAAGTTAAGCTGAGACACACCTAGCTCGGAATTGGTAGCGTCCAGGGCGGTTGGCGTTGTGTGTGCTCCTACGCCTCCCGTGACATTCGCTGTGCCAGCCCCGGTAATCGTCCAGGAAGGCCCAATATCTGGTGTGCCCCAGCCACCCACAGCATCATCAGTAAATGTCTCTTTCAGCCTTGGGGTAGCCTCAAGCGCAGCGTTGAGTATCAGGGAGCGCGAATCCAGTACCTGGCTACTGTCCAACTGCCCTATGTCGTGGATGGATGCATCGGAAGAGTTGAGCGTTATCTCATACTGCTTGGAGTTAAAAAAGACTACCTTGCCTTCAACCGTGAGATTAAGCGCGAGCACCCCCCAACGGGTTTTCATATTGGCAACAATCACCCTGCCACCATACGGCATGCCCTGATACGCCGGAATCAACGAAGGATGTTTCTGTAGCAAGAACTTTATGCTAGGCCAGCGGTCAGCTTCGGACGAATCCCGGTTGGCGTAGTAAGAAGCCAGCCATGCCGCTTGTATGTCGTCCTCAACGTTTCTGGTGCCCTCATTGGGGAACACTTCCTCATTCTCGCTAATCCCACCGTCCTTTTGCTGTGTTGAGCTTGAACCTCCCTGCCGTGTAATTGTCCACTGGTTATAGTATTTGGTGGTGTCATCAGCGGGGGTCAATTCCCCTACGATATGCCCCTCCCGCATATCGAGTGCCATTGACACAGGCTGACGGTAGTACTCAGCCGTTGACTTGTAAGCAAGCCCAAATTCTCTTTCGTACACTGTGCCATCGACGATCTCCGCGTTCCTGATAACGGCGATGGGAGTGTCAATTGGTTGCGGACCCAGACGCTGGCTCACGCCTGCTGAGGTGTAGAACGGGATTCCGCGTTGGCGGCATATACGTGCCAAGCGCTCATGCACCATGTCACCCGCGTGGCCCGTAAGCGCTGCAACGATTTCCGCACCATTCGGCACGCTATCCACGTTGTGAAGGTAATCACCACTGAAATAATCGAGATGGTGCACCATAAAGAAGCCCAAGGGTGCAGCTTCCGAAGCACTAGAAGCTGTGAGAGTTCCGAAAAGCAGGTTACCCGTGTACTGGACAAGGGTTGTCGTTGTGACTTCTACGTTGTCCACCAGGATACGAAAGCGAGCGTCCCCGGTCGTGTTGTCCAAAAGTTCGCCAGTGAACGTGATGAGTTTTGGTTCGGTGAATATACCGGGGATCACGGCGGAAGTAGATTGGACTGTCTGTGCTCCACCGTAGTTATACGAAACCAGTTGTAAGGTTCCGTCATTCACTACGTTCAAATCCCATGCGGCTATTGAGTTTTGGTTCTCAGTGTTGATATGAAACAGGTTGAACGATCCTGAACCAAAATCCTCTGGGAACGTGGCGATACTGATTATATAGTTGTGATCGAATGCGTAACCAGGTGCCCCGCCTGCAATGCCTTGGTCTAGTCCGCCTACCAAGGTGCCCGAACCTGTCCGCATATTAGGCAGCGCTTTAGCGCCAACTATCGCAGTTGAGGATGCCCACTCTATATCACCTGTCTGTTGCATGGGTGAGCCACCCACAAGCGCTGAGCTTCCTTGCGAGGCAGTAGATTCCTCTTCCAGTGTCCATAGATGCGTTGAGGCAGACCCGATACACGCTGCCCTAAGCGGACTTTCCTTTTCTTTGGAACGGAATATATGATCCAGCGGACCCTTGCAGACCATGTTTATTTTGCCGTCTGTACCCGACTTGTCAGAACGCTTGGGCATGTCTTGGGTGAACCCAAAGAATTCATCGAATTCACCATTACCGGTATCAGTGGTTATCCAAATTGGATTGTGCTTGAACAAACTACCGAACAATGAACTGTAGACGTTCTGGCGTGACAGTTCACCATCGATATTAGCGATTGTGAATGTTGCTGTGGAGGCGGGTACATTGGGATCTCGATCCCGTTTCCCAGTAACGATTGTCACGCCGTCTTGCCATCTGACACGGTCGCTGATGTCCAACCAACTCCATGTCCGCCAGTCTTCAGACAGGTTGGCACTCAACGCAATACGGAACTTAGTACCTAGTCCGGTCGTTGGAAACGTTACGGCTCTATGTGATCCGACAAGCACAGGTACGAAAGTATGTAGTGCGTCAGTGTAACCGTAGGCTGCCCTCCATATTTCTTCTGCCTCTGATTTACTGACCATCACTCAGCCCACTTAACCCAACAAATGCCGTTGACAGCAGAGCCCATGTGCGTACGCACTCTGAGAAATCGTCCAGTGTCCACTACAGGAGCAGTATGCGGAAGCCATGTTTCCTTATACGTGGTACCTCCGAAACCCGTTGTGCAGTTGGCGGGTAGCTCAACCTCATCGTGACTACGTGAGGCGGTTGTAGCTCCCTCAGCGGTAAACGTGTAACCCGTAGCGCCAGTGCCTAGGGTCATGAGGGAAGCAGGCAAATCAGGGTCGAGTGGCTGAACCCCTGCCGCTACGTGAGCCGTGCCGGTTGTCGCTGCCACATCGGTGTCAAGTAATTCAATCTTCGAAGCTGAGCTAGGAGCGGCATCAAGTCTGTACCCCCATTCAAGGATATACAGCTTACGTGTTGCAGGCACAGCGATTTGCAGTTGCGTCCTGAGGTTGGTTGTAAACGCCACAGGAACGAATGCCGCTGTTGTTACCATCGCGTGATTATATGCAATGTAACGATGTCCGAACATGACTGCCCTCACTAATTAGTATTCAGGTTGGTAACGTCTCCGCCACCTTCTGTGTCAATGATTTTCTTGAAGAACGTCACGAACTCTCGCTCTGCCCCATTGATATTCAGGTTCAGATCAATCGACATCGGACCCATACCCCCCATGCCTCCAAGCATTCCCGTTCCTTGTGCTAGCTCAGCGGCTTTACCACGCGACTCCACACCGTTGTAAACCCGTCCAGAGGCACCAAGGTTGATTAGCTCGGGAATACCGTGCTCACCGGCCACAATCCAGCCTGAGCCGTAACCACCAGACTGCCTACCGCCAATGCCGGACTGGAAGTTATCACTTACCGGTACCGCTCTACCTTTCTCCCGATAGGTGACAGTCACGGTTGCGTTGTAGTTCTTTGCGAACGCGTCTCCTGCTGCTGTGGCATTACGGAACCCTTGCTCAAGGCTCTTGATTTGCCCCTCAGTCAACCCAGCGGCTTGGAGCGCTGCTTTCATTGCGGGAGTTAGCTTCCCATCGAACTTCCCTTGAGCGTCGGAAACTGCCCCTGCAAGTTCGATACCCGCCTTTCCAAGATTGCGCATCGCTTCTTCAGCTTCACGAGAGTCGTTACCGTGCTTTGAAATTGCTTCATTCAATTCCTCTTGCTTCTCACGCAAGTTGGTCTGTGCGTCGATGAGAGCAAAAAGCGGGTCACTCTGTGCGCGAAGTGCGTCATGCAAATCCTTGAGCGCGACCACCTGACCCTGAATCTGTGTCTTGGCTTCTGTGGTCTTGACGTTGGCTTTTTCTTGTGCAGCCGCGTATTGCGGCAGACCCGCTATCAGTTCGTCATTGGTAGTACCGGATTCCTTGGCCCATTCAGAGAGCACCTTGAATGCTGCTGCCGCCTCTTCAGTTTTCCCATCGTCCACCAGTTTAGCCATGGCAGCATCAACAGCGGCTATACGCTCGCGCGCCTGACCAAAGCTACTGTCCCCCATGACATCTGACAGCCCTAGGAACTGCTCAACCGCTTCCGCCGTTGCATCGGGTATGTCCGCCAAGCCATCGTCATGCAACAGAACAAGAGCGCGCTTCAACTGCTCTGCATCCTTGCCCAACACCCTTGCAGCTTCTCCGGATATTTCGCCTTCCTTGCCCAGCTTCTCAAGGTTGTTGGCCAGAGCGTCAACCTGTGGGTTCAGTTGTGTACCAAATACATTTCCAGCTATCTGCCCAGCAATCGCAAGTGCGGCAATAACTCCGGCAGCCTTTCCCGCTGTGACTGCCATCTTGCCCATTTTAGAATCTGCATCGGGGATATGCGTACGCATTTCTTGAAAGGCGTCAACAGCGGCAACCAATTTTGGTGCCAGAAAAAGGAATGCAGCACCAAGCCCTAGGACAACCGCTGTGGTTGTCTGAACGGGACCTGGAAGGTTACCGAACCCTTCCGCAATAGTGCCAACGACTTTCGCCACCTCAGCCAGTACAGGGAGGAATGCTTGCCCCAACTTCGCCTGTGCTTCTTCAATTTCCGCATTGGCTATACGCTGAGCATTGGCATACTCATCTGATGTATCCTTGAAATCCCCCATGGTCGATCTGGTTTGATCCATCAAAACATTGACACGTGCCAACATGATTTCTTGGTCGGTCAGCGCGGCTGCCGAATCCTTCCCTGTGTCGGCAAGCGCGCGTTGCTGCACAGCGGCAGCACTCAGACCAACGCCGTATTTCTCAAGGGGGTCAGCCTCGCCCCGTAGGCCAGCCTGGATATCTTCCAGAACCATTGCCACGTCCTGATTGAAGACTGACCCCATATCCGCTGCACGCTCTGTGAGCATCAGTGTCAACCGCGCCACGTTGTTCATTTCCAGGCCAACGTTTTTCAGGCTTGCCCCGATGGGAACAGCCATTTGGTTGAACGCTCGTTGACTCAGACCGAATGAATTTGCTTGTTCCTCACCCCACTTGTTGACGGCATCGGCACCTTCACCGAAAATCCTATTCACAGCGTTAAGCGACTCGCCTAGGTCTGTAGCGGCATCCCTGGAAGATGTGAACGCGCTTTTGGCTGCCTCGCCTATTTGACCGATGATGTCAGCAGAGAGAATCCCACGTGCAGTTGTGCCAATGCTGTTGATGCTTTCAGCCGCTTTGGTTCCGTCTTGCTGGACACCCTTCAGTGCGGCAGAGGATTTCTGCTCACCTTGGGTTACAACGGAAATTTCTACCTCGTTTGACATCCCTGCTGACCCCTTGTCACTCCTGTGTTTCCATGGGGATGTTGCCTATCTTCTCTGTCTTGAATCCAATCCCGGTAACGGTTTCCACCCATCCTAGGATTATGCGCAACAGGAAGTTACCGTCAATTGAGCGAACTCCCTCCACTGTGGGAGGAACATCCATCACTTCCCCTGTGGCAGTTCCTTTTTCGTCCAGCACTTGAGTTTGTACATTCCAGCGCTTGAGACTTTGTGTGAATGCGTCAAACACTCGCTTGAGGGTCTTAGCGTCCTCTAGCGTCATGCTTTGCCGGTTGAGATTGCCCAGCATCATCATGTCGCTTATGGCGTCTACTGAAGGGCGGGACATCCAAACCTCAAGCCCTTCCAATGACGGATGGGTGAAGGTTATTGGGAATACGTCTGAAGGTGCTAGGAAACCCATCTCATTAGCTCCAAGTGGGAACAACGCCGTTGGCGAGCACACCAGGTACCGACCAAGTGAATTCGCCTGTCTGAGGACGTGTGAGCGCGTAATCGGTCAGCAGCACGGCAGTCTGAGGCACAACCCCCAATGACTGACCGGAAACCGTGAGCAGAATATCCCTTGCCACGGAGGTAGACGATACTGTCTTGAAGACATCGTGTGCGGCGTTCAGTGCGTCGTCATAGACACCATTCCATGTGAAGCTCATATCAGCCAGCAACAGCAACCGCTCCATTGCTGACTTGTCGATGCCGGTTGCGTCCTGAACCCCACGGGGAGTTGCAAAGTTGAAGTTGGTGATATCAGTACGGATATCCCTAAGGGTTCCGCCTGCATCGTCGATACTCATTGCTGTCCATGCAAGGCCAGACTCTTTACTCATCGGTCATCCCCTCTGATGTGCAGTCGCTATTTTGTCTTGGTGGATAGAGAAATCCTCTACCCAGTTATCGGCGTTTTTGTGCTTGTACTCAGTCAGACTCATTGGGTTCCCTCGCCAGTCTCCGCCCTGGACAACGAACAATTCAGGACGCTGCAAGGAAACCTTGTGTTCTGTGAAGCACTTCTGACCAGGTGGAAATACGAATGTGACCACCACGCCCTTTAGCTCATAGGTGTATGAGCGTCCTGAATGCATGCGAATCCAATTGGCAGTACTGGCACCGTTGACAGTACTCACATCTAGCTTGGTCACCCATCCCTTCAGGTTGTGTGGGCACTCCACCTCAGTGCATGAGGCTGTGCGGTAATGAGTCGTTATAGGGGAAGCAATCGCGTACGTCTTGAAATATTCAGCAGGCGCCTTGGGTTTGACACGGGTGATGGGTCGCCACCCTGGCCTGATTTCCTGAATCATTTCTTCCATCAGAACACCGTATTCGTAAGGTTTTTGACCACGAACACACCAAGGGTCAAATCAGAGAACGTACCGGTTACGTTGATACGCAACCATCTTTTCACTGAGGCATTTCTTGCTGTCTGGATTCTTTGTGACCCTGGTGCTGCTGACACAGCAGTGAATACAGCACCTGTGACGTTGGCGTAGGCATCGCCTGCCCCGTTGTCGTCCGAATGCTGTACCGCGACTGTTGCTGAGGTTCCGGCGAAAGTGAACGCTTGTAAATAAGCCTGCAAGCCGAAAGCCGTTGTCGCAATTAAAGCTCCGTAATCCAAACCACTTCCTGCCGCTGCACCGGTCAGCGTGTCATATCCGGCTGTTAGTTGTTCTGTCCATTCCAGACCAAACGCATTCCCTTGTGTCTCAATGGTAAATGGGAAGTTGGCATTAGCCTCTCGCTGACCATCGTAGTTAATCTGTTTGGCCACAACGCAAGCGGCAGCAACCCCTAAAACCGGCCGATGAACCCATGTGGCCAATCGATCACCGGTTGGAAGGGTGCTGATGGTCGGGTGTGCTTGTCCGGCAGCAGGGTTGAACCATGACTGCCAAGTGATCCCGCCATCCCTGCCCCCACCTATGCGGGACTGTGCGAGGTCATTGATACCGGGTACGGGCAGTACGGTTGCCAAGCCTCCACCAATTCGTGAGGCGGAACCTGTGTCCCCGGA